CAGGATCATCTTGACCTTCTCGGCACGGGCTACGTGCGCGATCTGCTCAAGAGCCTCGTCGTCATAGCCGCCCTTCAGACCACCTGCACGACGCAGGAAGACCATGCCGCGCAGCAGCTTGGTCACGGTGTAACCCGTCTCGTCACCGCCGCGTCCCGAGGGATCGACTGACATGATGGAGCCGGTGTACTCCTCGACATCCTTGGAGAGATACATCGGGCGATGCAGGCGGTCACCAGTGAATCCCACAGCGGGGATGTCGTCGATAACCTGCTCTTTGCCAGAGGCCCACATGATTCGAATGGGTGCCGCTTCGCGGTCTACGTCCATCACGATCAGGTCGGACAGCTTCAGCGGATACCGCTCAGCGTCGGACAACGTGGTGTCGAGCATGAATTGCAGCAGGAACCCGCCGCGACCATAGGACGCCTCACGGCGAAGAAGGTCATCCTCATGGAACCGAGTGGGTTCCACAGGTTGCCATGCACACCCAGGGTTGGCCTCGAAGTGATCCGCGATGAACGGAGCGAGGCGACCGCTGTACTGGTTGAAGTGCTTGCGATCCTTCGGATACCGCGCGGGCCAGATGCGAATCTCATAGCCACGCGAGGGGAGCTGGTTGTAAATGGACTCCTCGGTCTGAGGTGTGCCCAGGTAGACGATCTCTGCGTGAGCCAGTGGCTTCAGGATCGCGTCGAACTCTTTGATGAGTTCACCCAGCTTCTCGCGTTGAGCGACAGTGGCCGAGTTCTTCACCACTTCCACGTCATCAGCGATGATCGTGTCGGCGCGTGAGCCGGTGAGCTGGCCGGTGATACCGACAGACTTCACGGAAGGGGACTGGTCGGGTTTCGCAGGGCCGACATCGAACGCGAGGTTCGAGTTGCGCTGGTCGCCACGGGGCTTCAGGTGAGCCAGTTCGGGAATGGTCTCGATCAATCGCTTGGTGAAGATCGAGAAGGCGTCTGCGCGATCCTTCGATGCGGAGACGACGAGTACCTTGTGTTGCGCGTCTTTCCACAGGAGCCAGCAGACATACGCTGCGGTGATCCAGGATTTCCCGATGCCTCGGAAGGCTTCGATGACGCGGCGGCGAGGGCCGTATTGCAGGTAGGCAGCGATGTCGTACTGGACAGCAGTCGGCGCCGGTAGGCCGAGCTGCTGCCAGATATGGTAGACAAAGTTACGGAAGTCCTCGAACGGATGCGGCTCGCTCAATGGCTCCGGTCAGAGCTTGCGTCGAAGGGGAACTCCTTGAGCTTGTCCGCCAGCTTGCCAGCGGGACTGCCAGGTACGATGACGGCTTCGATGCCGTTGTCTTTGACGAACTGTCGGGCGACGTTGAGGATCGCAGCGAGTCCCTTGGTGTCCGTATCCATGCTCTCGATGGTGTCGGTGAGCTTGTTGGCGATAGCGGAGTGCAGGGCTTCGAGTGCGTCCTTACTTGCTGCCACTACCGCCACCGAGGAAGCGAGCGAACAGACTCTCCAGCGCGGTCGTCCCGAGGGACGCCAGGGCCGCAGCGAGACCCACATGGGCCGGGAAGGACAGCGTGGGGAAGATCACGACGGCCAGCGCGGCACTCATGCTGAGACCGGCCGTGGTGATGCAGCGGGCGAGGGCGATCTTCCAGTTGGAAGGGCCGCTCGAAGCAAGGGTTTTGCCGAGGCCGATGACGGCCCCGGTGATGCCCAAGGTAGCGAGTAGTTTCGTGTCGTTGTCCATGGTTACTTGTTGGTCGAGTAGGAGAGGGTGTAGTTCACGTACACCACGAAGGACGATTGGCCGTCCGAGATGGTGCAAGCCAGCACGCCGGTGATGGCGCCGACAGCGGCAGTCACGACACGGGAGATGGTTGTGGACTGTCCGTTCGGGCTGGTGATGGTCGGGGCGACGCCGTTGCTCACGGAGACGATTGACCAGGTGTAGCTGTACGAGCCGTTGCCGTTTGCACCGTAGGCCGCTGTAGCATTCGAGGTGACGTTGCCGGAATTCGGGACACCCTGCGCGCCACCTGAAATGCTGGTGGGACTGGCAGAGCCGCTAACGGGTGTGTAGGCAGCGAACGCGAGCACCCAGGCGCCTCCCTGTCGCCTGTAGATGTTTCCGATCTTGGTCTGGATGCCGCCGGTCTTACGTGCTTGTCCTTGCACCGGATCGCGCCACCCGCCGCCGCTTCTAATCTTCAGCATGGGTCACCAAATCCACAGGTCACCGTCTTGCGCAGCGCCGCCTGGGTCACTGCCCTGGACGAAGATGCGCGGCATGCCTACCCAACCAGCACTGTTCGCCCATAGCCTGTTCATCTGGCCTGCGAAGTACGCGTTGCCATTGTGCTGAAGGCCGCTGCCGTTGCCGTTGATGTACGCACCGCCGTTACTTTGGGTGGTCAGGCTGTTGCCTGCTACCTGACCGGCACAGTTCCAGTTCGTGACGCCTTCGTGGATCACGCGGTACGCGTTGGCACCCATCGACCAGCCGCCGACCTTCCACTGGTTGTCGGTGTCGATACCGAAGTGGGCGCCGTACTGACCGTCGCGGAGGAAGGACATGACGGCCGCTGCGTACTGGTTGTTGTTGTTCGCGATGCACAGCGCGGTGGCGTTGTTGTTGACGATCCCCGAGATGTTAGGAGGGCTACCGCTGGCGAGAACCGTTCCGTCTTTGGAGGTACGCACGCCGACAGGCAGATAGCTGCCAGGGTCGAAGTTGCCCGCATGCCACACGGCCTTACCGTTGACCTTGTAGCCACCCAAGGTGTCCCACGTACCCGTGCGGGCGTCGTACACGCCACGAACCGTATCCGTGTAGTCCGCAAGACCGAGGCCCCAATGCAAATGCACACGGCTGTTGTGGGTAGCGTAGGAGGCGCCATCGCCCGCACCTGACGCGAAGAAGCACCGACCTGTTGCCGAGGGCATATCAACGAGTCCCGAGAAGGCGGGACTTGCCAGCGGTGCCTTGGCATCAAGCGTGCCCTGTAGACCCGCGAGGTCGGAGATGCCGATCACCACGTTGCCGGTGCGGCCGGCGACAGTAGTGACGACGGTCTGGTTGTCGATGCGATCCCAGGAGTCGCCGTCGTAAACGAGCATGTCGCCTACGCCGTACTTGATGGTGCTGACGGTGCCGGCAGCGGAGACGATGTAGAAGTCGCCGACCTTCGGACTGTCCGGCATTGCACCGGATGCAGCAGACCACTTGCCTCGGTAGATCAGCGCGCCGATGGCGGTGAGGCGGGCCTGCTCGGCCCAATGGAACGCCGAGAAGTTACCAGGCGAGACCTGGACGTTCACCGGAGCGTTCGCGTATTGCAGGGCGAGGCCCTGCGCGGTTTCCGCAGCGCCCTTCGAGGACAACGCGGATGCCGCAGAGAAGCCGGCATTGTCGGAGTTGTTCCTGGAGGTCGTCGCGCTGCTGGCCGCAGCCACCGCAGACGCGTCAGCCGCAGCAGCCTTCGTGGTCGCCGTGGTTGCGCTTGTAGCAGCGTCAGTGGCCTTCGAGGTCGCGTTGGAAGCCGAGGTGCCCGCAGTGACCGCAGAGGCAGCAGCGGCATCCTTAGCGACAACGGAAGCGGCGCGGGCTGTGTCGGAGTCAGTAGCGGACTTCAGCGACGCCGATGCGAAGGCCGAAGCCTGCGACGAGGACGCCTGTGCTTGCGCGGCGGCACCCGTCAAGTTCTCCGTAAGGGACGTGACGGTCTTCTGTAGGGCCGGGAAGGTCGGCAGGGTGACGATGGCACCCGTACCGTCTTCCATATCCACCGTGCCGGTCTGCTTGGTGAGCAAGTCGCGCAGTGCGTTCTTGTATCCGTTCCACTTGTCGATCAGAGCGGAGATGCGAGCGGCTAGAGTCGAGTTCGAGATCGAGCCGGGGTTGTCGTTTGCGGAGATAGTTACCTCAGCCCGAGGGCGTAGATTGAGATGGCGGTGACGTGGAAGTAGTCAGGGCGAATCTGCCCGGTGCCGTCGATGCGAACGCGGTAGCTCACGGCGCCTGTGGCTGCACCGTCCAGGGCCATCATTGAGTCGTAGGCGGTGGAGGAGACGTTCATGTAGTAGGCGTGTTGCTTCATCACTACCCACGTCGAACCGACCAGCTTCTCCAGAATGATGAGTCCTGTGCAGGGGTTGGAGCCGGGGTTGTGGATCTCACACTCAACGTGCAGCACGGGCACTTGAGCTTCCCCAAGGAGCACAGGGGTCGTCAGGGTGATCTGTGCGCCGACACCGCCGACGTTCGCCGCGATGTCGCCAGTCCACGACGTGTAGGTGGACTTCTGCAAGTTGCCGATCATGTTCTGAGCGGTGATCTGTCCAGCGAA